CAACTGCGGTCCATACGGCAACAACTGCGGTCCATATGGCACAAACTGCGGTCCATACGGAAACAACTGCCCACCCAGTAAAATTGTGAAAAACATACACTACTTTTACTAATTCGTTATATTGTTACCCCACTCACTCTTTCCTCTTCGTATCGTCAACCCAACATTCCAACTCGAATGCAGTGTAATGGATAGTCAGTTGCCAATAATGGGGCGATAATACATCGTAATAGTCACACGAAACCCGAAAACTTGTCACTCATCGAAGCACTTGACGCATTTGATGAAACACACGTCGTGATGTGAACCAGAATTGAACCCTACTCACAACATCACCCCACAACGTATGTTTGAATATGGTTGAAAAAAATACTGCGATAAGTGTATACTAAACACATGATGGAAGAAAGCGAACCATTTGACATACGCATGTTATACACCTCGCAAAAAACACGTTCCGATCTGCGTCAAGAAACATATAACTCGTTACTAAATAAAGTGCATCATCGTGTGCTAACTGTCTCACAGCGGAATGACACCCAATGTATCTTTCAACTGCCACAGTTGGTGATGGGTATGCCATTGTACAAACCTTTTGAATGTTGTGGGTATTTGATCCACGTCTTAAAAAAGGAAGGATTCCTGGTAAAATATTTTCATCCAAATATCTTGTATATAAACTGGGACACCCACGTGATTGCTTCGCGTGTGAAAGAATTGAATGCAAAAGATGCGCAACAACGAATCAATAAAGGCACCGAAAAACAGAAGAATAAGAATGTATTACAAAATCTGCCTACCGTAAACACACTGTCATATACACCGACGGGGAGACTCTTTTTATGAGGCAAACCTCTTTCATAATAGATAGATGACAGTGTGTAATACATCTACCGGGACAGTTGATGGTATATTTACGGTGGTATATTTAAGAGGCACGATAATAGAACAGCATATATGCGGTTTTTCCGTTCAACTGCTGACTCTGTAGGGGAGATACGTGTATATCATTGAAGCGATTCCATTGCCCAGTGTTATTCTTGCAGTCTGCGTAATAATGTCCGAATTGTAACGTGCCTTCGTGGTTTCCGACTGCGAATAGATTATACTGGGCAGTTTGATTGTCACGACTCAAACAATAGTTAGAAAGATTCAATTCGGTCGCAATCTCAACAGTCGATTCGTTCTTCACAAACCGATTGACAAACCGTTTCAATTGCACCATCAAAATTTGGGGTAAACGCCACAAAAAGGTCTTCTGTTCGATCATACGCTCCTCGTCCGTTAGGGTACCTTTCCACCCTTCAATTATTTCGGGTTGAATCATAATATCTAAACAATCGTAAATCGAACAAGATTTTCTACCCAATGGTATAGACAACGTTAATATCGTGAAAGGATCGTACTTTTCGCTGTGTTCGGTTGGGTGTATGTTGTCACACGTTTGGTTTTGTATAAAGTACTGACCGGTCATCATATCTGAGACAAATGAATATTGTTTCCCACAATGGGTTGCAAACTGGTTGTAGGATTCGGTGAGCATCTGGTCCAGACGACCTTCGATTTTGCCGTGTATATCAATTTTAACTTGGAAATGCACAGTGTCGTGAATAAGGTCCAAAATATGTTGCAGGAATTCGGTCATATCGTGTTGTTGTCCAATGGTGAATGTAGTAGAGCTTTCAAAATGATTTGATTTACAGTGGGATGCTTTCCCTAACAATAGAAATAACTCTTTCGGTGAATAATGGTCGACCGTGTCCTTCATACACATTTCTTGTAGAAACCGAAAAAATGCTTTCATACACAGTAAACTCGGCGTACCCGCAGTTTTCTGCGAACGGTTCATTTTATCCCCCACTTTATTAGTGGCAGCTTCTTCTGCGTGTGCATTTGCCGCAATATGCTTTTCAAAGGTGTTCTTCAAAAAAAACAAACTTAGGGGAATACAATGGGTTAGACATTGAAAGGTTGTATTTGCATAACATGTATTTCCCATATTGTGCAACCCTCTTGGTTTGGGAATGACAATCGGTGGATCATTCATAATGTGCTAGTAGATGCTACGTTGATATCTGATTATATGTTGTATACAACGAATCTATTTAATTATTAAATAATTATTAAATAATAGAGTTTCGCTGACAAATGGTGCGCGTCAGTCGCACCGGTCGGAATGAATGTAACTGAACGATCTACTACCACCCCCGGAAACAACCGAACCGACGACTGAATCTAATTATTTCTTTGCGGACGGTAATTTGACTCCTAAAATAGTATTCAGTTTGTTGATAATTTGTCCGTGGGGAATGGCTTTACCGGATTCGTAGTCCTTTATCACCCTCAGTGGTTGATTTGTAGCGGTTGCCAAATCAAACTGGGTCATTTTCTTACATCCCCGTGCTTTCTGCAAGGCACGGGAAAACGAATGTGACACCTTCGCGTGTTTAGTCGAAGACGTGCTATCATCCAACTTTCGCACGGTCGATGCACCAATGTCGGCAGTCGTGGCAGCATTGACGCTGCGAATATGTTTTGAAACAATGCGTCGCGGTTTTGCTTCCCCGTTGTTCTGAATAGTCGCGTTCTTGTTTGTGAAAACGACCGGTTTATAATCTTGGTAGTCAGACATACTGTATATATGTGCACCGGGGTAATTTGGTATATGTAACACTGTGTGACACATTACAATTTTATATATACACGATTTTGTTTTTTTGAAAAAAAACACTATATCCGTATTACTCGGGTGCGGATATAGTGTTTTTTGAGCGTGCGCATATATATCCTTTCAGGTGGTGTACTGCTTGAATCTGGATGAGTGATGAAACGTACCCGACCGATGTGTTGGGCAGTGTTCAGTGAACGGAGAGGTTCGTTACAATCCAACCGTCATACGTACGTCACACAAACGGGGTCTTTCACTAATAACCCCTAACCAACAACATAAAAATATGAAAGTAGCATACAAAAAAAATGATTTTGTATTGTTTTTTAATAACCTACTACACCATACGCTATACAACGCATTTCGCACATTCAACCTTGTTCGCAGAGACTTGTCCAAATGACGACATCCACACTCGCCTGGGAGAAGATCGACGAAACCAACAAACACTACGGCATCTATGCGGCAAAGTACGCACCCAATACGTTGGGAAAGAAAGAGATTATGATGAAACAGATTGTATACGATACGAGGACTGGTCGCCCACAAGTCAACGCATCAGTTGCACTGGACGACGCTATCAAAGGTGTCCGTATGCAAACCATCAACAAACTGCTACCCGATGGAACGAAGGAACAAACGGTAACTCGCATCGCATGTCTTTGGTACTGTATACAAAAGACGCACAGGAAATCCACCGCACGCACATCAAAACGTAAATTCTCAAGCGTGGAAGACTGTGAATTCGAAGCAGAACGATTGAAAGACTTTTATGAAAAACACAAGACCGCATTTAAATGCATCGAAGACACCCGACGCGAAGAAGCCGCACTGAAGAAACGCAAACTGACTGAAGTGTATAAAGAAAGTCTAAAATTATATACGAAGTATGACAAAGAAACGAAACATATTGAACTGTGCTTCATGCGTGCAAATGAAGCCGCTTCTGCCGCAGACACCGATGCACCGAGTGTGACCATGCCACCACCACCGAGTGTGACCATGCCACCACCACCGAGTGTGACCATGCCACCACCACCGAGTGTGACCATGCCACCACCACCACCACCGAGTGTGACCAATCCATCGCCTGCACCACGCTCGCCAGCGATAGTTTCACCTATTGCCGAACTCCACGCCGACCAACAAGATAACGGGTCATCATCTGAGTCGGATACTTCTTCGGACTCCGACTAGAGTTTAAACCGACTCACGACAAACATGCCAACATTGGGGTTCGTATCGCTTTTTTATGTTATTACAGTTGTTTCCCTAATTTTGGACACCGCCTTATTTTATATAATTCGAATCTATACAATACACAACGAATACAAACCATAAACGGGTTTGAAAAAATGCCAAAACCGTTCTTAACAGAAAGAATACGTCTATCTACAGAAGAACCATTGCACATATTATGGACCTCGCACTATGGCGCACCGACGGGCATACCGATCTTATTCTTGCACGGTGGACCAGGCGGTCAAAGCCACCCAGAGAACGTCTTGAAATGGAACGTGTTCGACATGCATCGGTTTCGGCTGGTTTTTTTTGATCAGCGTGGGTGTGGTCGGTCTACGCCAAGAAATGAGACACGCTCGAATACACCACAAGACACGATTGAAGATGTGGAGCATCTACGGAAATACTATTCGTTTCCAAAGATAATACTATACGGACAAAGTTACGGCACAGCATTAGCATTGTTGTATGTGCAGACGTATCCGAAACATATGATGGGGTGCATTTTGCACGGTGTGTTTCTATGTGAAAGCGTGTTCCCGACGTCTCTGTTGAACAAACACCCGCGTTTGTGGAAGCAACTGCGACGCGTCACCAACACAAGCACGTTGGCGGGTGCTTCGGTAGAAGTGTGTCGAACCATTCAGACCACACATGCGACACGCAAACGATCATCCTACGTGGATGCGTGGTGTGCACTGGAAGACAGCGAACTGCGAGGCCCGGCAACCAGAACGTCGTCGCGTCGTTCAAAAGAAACGCTCGCCTTATTTGAATCCTACTACAACGCCAACCAGTTCTTTGGGTGCGGCACACGGTTGACGAAGGCCTTGCACAGACTGAAACGTGTGCCGACGTTGGTGATGCACGGCGAACACGATTACATTTGTCCGATACAAAATGCAAAGACGTTACAACCTTTTTTGGGAGCACATTCTACATTCGTGTGCATACCGGGTGGGAAGCATCAGTTACAACCAAGGCGTCGACCGTCTACTATAAACATAATCACTGCGTTCTTGGAATTGGTTTGTTCCGGAGCTTGAACCACACACCAAGTGTGGTCGGTTGACCGGAAAACCCGATTATAACGAAATAAACGAATACGAATGTTATGTAAAACAATAATTTCTAGACCGAAATAAATGTATCATACACAAAAGTTGAAAACAAAACGAAAGTTTAAAAAAAAACGCCATCATCCGTCTCACCAATGTTTGAACTGCAACAAGTTTGGACATTATTATAAAGATTGCAGACACCCGCTGAATAGCTACGGAACACTGATCTTCCGATACAATGCGAAGCGCAACGAAATCGAGTACCTGATGATTTGCCGGAAACATTCGTTCGGATACGTGGAGTGCATACGCGTCTGTTTTGATATCACCGATGCGTGCTATGTGAAACAGTTGCTGTCCGAAATGACCAAGTGCGAACGAGCAAAAATTCTGGAATGCACGTTTGATGAATTATGGCACGATTTATGGCAACACACTGCAATACGCCATACGAACGATTATAAACAAGCGGGGTACAAGTTCTCACAATTGCGGTCAACCGCGCTGTTTCGCAACATCGTCCAGGCATTACCTGAAAGCACCTGGTTCGTTCCGGAATGGGGATTCCCGAAAGGCAAACGAAATCTGGACGAATCGTCTCTGCATTGCGCCTTTCGTGAGATGGAAGAAGAAACCAATTTTGTGCAAAACCGGGATATTCTGTTACTCAAAAAGAACCCGCTTGTACCTACGTGTGTCGTGGAAGTGTTCCAGGGCACGGACGGTCGGTGTTACAGACACACCTACTATATTTGCAAGCCGGTACGAAAGGTCGAACCGGTAATCGATTCGGGAAACACGCTTCAATGTCGGGAAGTGAGCGCCATACGATGGATGTCGTATGCGGAATGTTTGCAACATATCCGTTCGTACAACACTGCAAAAATTAATTTATTACAACGAATTCATCCAAAAATTATTTTATATTGTAAAGAAATAATGAACATTCGTCATCTACATAACCATTCGACCACATCTGTCGCTACACAATGCTCAAACAACTGCGAGGAGTCAAAAGGTGTTTAGCAGATGCACATAATCCGGTGATGACTGCAACGGTGGCATTGATACCGTCGTCATGCAATCCATACCGCAAGCACTCGCAGAAACACAAACAGTTTGAAACCATCATCGCATGTTTTCAACAACAACATCAACATGAACTCACAGTCGACACGCTTACCCAAGAAGGCGTGCCACCTTCCGAACTGTGGAAAGAAGCACGCATGGGCCATATTGAAATACGTGTACAACACCACGCCTCCGACCGTGCGGTGCACGTGTCCACCTACTTTGACAATGTGCGCTCGCAATGGACACGCTTGAACTGCTTTGCGAACGATGCGTCCGACGCACTATTGTGCACGTTTGAATACAAGACACACTCGGGAATTACAATCTACGACATCTGTCGCACCATCGAAGAGCAGTGTGTGCAATACACGTCGTTCGCCGAAGAGAGTGACACGTGGTCGTTCTTGCTGTATGACTCTCGGAACACGCTGCTCAACCAGACTACCAATATGCGCACCAAGTGGTGGTCACCCCAATCGTTCTTGCACAACTCGCATAATTTTTCAGACACCGTCTCCATTGTGGTTGCACCAAATATGTTGGACACCGACACCCAACACGATTTGGGTGTTGTTGGTAATCGTACGGATACACTCACCACCACCACCACCACCACCACACGTGTGGTCGACAACAGTAGTGCTGCGACACACCCTCTCACACCCCCAGCACCATCCGGTACGGGCAACAAACAACTTGCAGCATCACATCTCGTCCAGGAACAGAACACTGCATACTACGAGTCGCTCAGCATCGACAAACAGAAGAAGCAACATACCAACAGAGTCAACCCGATTCCGATTCCGATTCCGATTTCATCTGATGTGCAAGATGCAAAGCAAGATACGAGCGGTGAAGAAGTTGACCACACCCAACCACTGACACGAGAGGAGTTACGGGATGCACGGTTGCAGTTCTTTTTGGGTACGCGGTGAATGATTCACCACAACCAGCAATAACTATGTATGTATGTAATACCAATTCCGTATGTATGTGTATGTGTATGTGTATGTGTATGTGTATGTGTATGTGTATGTGTATGTGTATGTGTATGTGTATGTGTATGTGTATGTGTATGTGTATGTGTATTATTTCACCGCCTTCGCCGCCTTCATCGATAAAATCAATTTCCGAAAACGACGCACCATTTTTTTGTCATGTCGGCGACTCCGTTGCATCTTTTTCATTGTGAACAGTTTGTTCGTGGTGCACACATCAAACGGTGGTGTGCGCAAGATTTTGGCGACAGGCGGTCGTTTTTCAGGGTTTTTGTGCAGCATGCTTATCAACATCCGTTCGAACGCCAGAGACGTGGGACTATCCAAACGGTACCGATCTCTCAGCGCACCCACAATCTTATGCACCAACTCTTCAATAATATCGGTGGGGTACTCGGTTTCGGTGATCGCGTCCTTGATGATGTTGGCAGGGTAGTCCTTGTGGGTGATATTCAACAAAATCGATAAGGCGTCCAACATCGTAATGCCAATGCGCCACACGTCTTCTGCCAAACTGCGCGTGTCGTTGTAGATGTCCTCAAACGTGTGGATGGCCGTCCGGTCGCGTGGTTCAGAACACTTCAGGTGTTTGCACCCAATGGACGAATCGAGATAATCAATCAACGAGACTCGCCGTTTCGCAGTGTTCACCATAACGTTCTCCAGTTTCATATCGTTGAACAACACACCTGCTCCGTGAAAAAACTGCACGGCCTGCAAAAAACTGCAGAAGATCTTCATCAGGTCGTCGAATGTGAGTGTTCGCTTGTTCTTCCTAAAAAACTTAAACATATCGTCACCGTCCACATATTCCATAATATGATACTGCATTGCGGGGTCTTTCAGACTTTGAAAAGAATAATCTTCGGTGAAAAACTGTTGCTCGTTCTTTTCGGTACCCAACAACGTGTTACGTTTTTGGCGACTCAATACTGCCAATTGAGATTGGAACAGTTTTTTCATCTCGCTAATGCGGGGTATAATACTTTGTGTTCGGCGATACAATGACATTTTGACAACAATCGATGAGTTCTTGTAGCTTGCCAGATAGACTATGCCGTAACCACCCTTACCGATTTGCTCAACAATCTCTACGCCGTATTTTTTGAGTTCTTGTGTAGCGTGTTCCATCTGCGTAGGGTTCGGTCGTTTGGCATATTCGGCACTGTCAAAACTGCTCTCACTGCTGCTGTTGCTGTCGTCGCCACTAACATTACCGGATATCATACTCGGATTGGCGAGACGGACCGATTTGCGATTCTTTGATGTGTTATGACTGTATGCGCTTGGGGGTCTGATTGGTTGTACCATTCACGTAGCAGTATTTGTATTAATTTGTATGTGTGGTATATCAAATATTTTTTTGTAAGGTGAGTGTAATATCAAAAATCAAAATGTCAACACACACCGAATTGTCGACACACATATCCCCCTTCATTTTTAAGGAGTTACTATTTGATTATTTGAGTGAACACAAATGGATGATGTGCACCTTCTTTGTTGTCATTCTGTTTACACTCCCCGTCGAAATGGTCGTTTTGCCACGTTTTTACAGTCTGTTGTTTGAAAAAATACGCTCCTCCAAGACCTCGTCGCTTCCGAATATGTGCGACAATGTAGTCTCCAACACACGAAACCTCTCTGCCTCAGGTATCATCTACATCGTGAGTGCCATTTGGGTTGTCGTGGTCATCGCCTATTTGCTAAAGAACACGCTCGAAGCCTACATCGTTCCGTCGTACACTTCATTCATTCGCCAGAAAATGTTCACCGGCACCGTACAGAAGCACTCGGACAATTACAAGGACCTCCGAGTGGGCGAGCACGTTACCCGATTGATGGACGTTTCTCGTAATATGAAAGATTTGCTCACGTGGTCACTGAACGACATCATTCCGCTGTATATTGCGGTGTGCTGCCTGTGCGTGTTTGTGCTGATGACCAATTGGAAAATTGGTCTGGTAACAACAACCGGCGTCCTCGTCCACACACTCGTGATGGTCTCGACGGTGAAGAGCAACATCAAGGTCTCTGCGATTCGTGAAAACTGCTACTTAGAGATGAGCGAAAAAATTCACGACAGTTTTGGTAACTTGATGAATGTGTACATCAACAATATGAAAAACGATGAAATCGAAAGCAATAACAAGATCGAAAACAGACACAAGGATTTATACCAACGCCAATACGTGCGAACCCGAAATATTATTGGCGTGCTCTCATTGATTACCATTCTAACCTTCGTGCTCACCGTGGTGGTCACGTACAGCGAATTGCAGAAAGGCAACATCACGAGCGTGACCTTCGTGTCGGTGTGGATCATATTGCTCCTGTATCTGAGTAATATGATGCGTCTTTCGGACTACATCCCGCATTTCATCAACAAATTAGGCATCGTCGCCTGCTCCAATCAGTTCCTGGTGAACATATTAAAGTCTTCCACGAAACACCAATCCGAGTCCACAATCGAAAGCGGTGATGTCGAATTCCAAAATATTGCTTTCAATTACGATGGAAATGAGCACCCAACATTGTACAATCTGAATCTAAAAATTAAGTCGAACGAAAAGATCGCAATCCTGGGCACATCCGGTTCGGGAAAAACCACTGCTATGAAATTGCTGAACGGTATGCACGCCGCACAACAAGGCAAAGTGCTCATTGACGGGACAGACATACAGACGATGCATATGGACTATGTCCGCACGCGCGTCAACTACGTGAACCAGCGCACAACACTGTTTAATACGAACATAATACAAAATATTCAGTACGGCAACCAAGCAACCGACGACGAAATCATCACCATCTTAGAAGAGTACGGGTTATCGTCTGTGTACAGCAAACTAAAGGAAGGTGTCTACACAAATGCCGGGGTCAACGGCGGATCGCTCTCGCTCGGTATGCAGAAAGTGACCATTCTAATGCGCGGGTTGATGCGCGGGGGCAAAATCATCGTGCTGGACGAACCACTCGCGGGGTTGGACAGCACCACGCGCGCCAACGTCATGCGATTCATCCACGATACCTGCAACGACACCACGCTTATCGTGATCACGCACGACAAAGAGATCCTGCCGATGGTTGACAGAGTTGTCCAATTCGAAACAGTCAACCACACGGAAGAATATACTCCCTCTGACGGCACGATAATCGAAACATTAACGAATTTCTTTGTTTCTGGAAGTAGACGTAAATGAATCGGACAGTCTGGTTTGGGGTGAGCACGACAACTCGCTCGCTCATGTCACTCAGTTGGAACAAATACAATATACTATGGTTGTCAAGAAGAATCACAACCACCAC